TTTTGCGGGCGACCTGATGCAACCAATTCACTGATATTGGCGCTTACTGTTTTCTGTGAGGAACCTTGTTTCAACGGCATCTGTCACTCCTACGCTGTCAGGTTCCAGAACTGGATATTGCCCAACACATCGCCCGTGCCGCTGTCGATGGCTGCACAAAGCGTATAAATATCAGAAACGCCATTGGCAGTCGCGCCCAACTGCAAGCGCCAATTGTAACCTGCTGGTGCATTAATTGACCCGGTGCTTTGATTGGAAGCAGAGACATAAGTCATCGACTTTATGTCGCTTTCAGCAAAAGAAATTGCCGTAGCGCTTGTGTCCACTTCGACCTGACCACCGCAAAGATTTGCGCCCCATGTCGCATTGGTCAATGAGCCGTTCTTGATGAGCGTAACCGTATAATACCCTGTGTCCTCCGGATAAAAACCATACCCAGATGGCAATACGATTGCGCCAAGATAAGATGAAGCCAACCTGATCGAGACAATTGGATACAGCGTTGTCCCGACGTTTACCTTTGCCGCTCGACGAGCGACATATGGTTCAGACAATTCTCCATAACCACCCTCAGAAATAACCGTAGAGCAAATTTGCTTCATGGTTGAACTTGAGGCAGTCGTGTCTGTGTTTGTAATTTCATAACGAATAGGCAAAAGAGCCGTCTGCATATAGACGTTCGTGCCAATGTTCGCATTTTGAAATGTATGGCAAACGACATATTGACCATTGATGATGAACCCAACGCGGACATTGCCAACGCCAAGCCATTCCATATCAGTGAAGAAAATCTGCGTCTTTGTTACATCAAGTGTAACACCTGACGGGCCTGTTCCATCAAGTTTGTCGCCATTCCAATCCGCCTGATTGATCGTGCGCGCATCGCTTGGCGATCCACCAGTATATGTGCGGATCACAAAAGACTTTGTGCTGTTTGCAACTTGAAAGAAAATTCCGTTGTTGTCGTTAAAATATCCGACGCGCTGGCGCAGACCTGTCTTTGCTGCGTTCATGACAAACGTCGCATAGATCAAAAGGCTTTTGCCCGGCTGATACGCAAAGACGCGCTTTGTCTGCCGCATGACAGAGGCAGCGCTTGCGGTTGTCACCGTCATATCGACAGACGCAGTATTTGAAGAATATGCTGAAGATCCACCCGTCACTGTTGCTTCAGTGAATTGGCTATCAGCCGCGTATCTGTTTTGACTGTCAAACAGCGTGTAAGGTTCGCTAATGCGGAGGCGGCCAAACGCGTCTGTGTTTGTCCCATCAAACGTCACCCATGATGGATTAGACGGAGCGCCATACGGAGGATAAATGTTAATCGTCATGCGCCCGGCCCCCCTGCGATCATCATCGTTACCGCATTAGACGAAGCGTAACCTTGAACCGTGCTGCTTGGCGCAAGAACTTGAGCGCCAGTCCATTGCACAGTTGAATTCCCCGGTATTGGAGCGCCATAAAACAATGCGTTATTGGCCCCAGCCGATCCGCCGGACGGAACAAATGAAACATAGAATATCGCTGTCGTTGCGCCTGTATTGCAGATTTCAATGTCGGTGATCGTCATCTGCTGCGTCGATGGCACAGTATAAAGGATTGAGAACCCCGATGTGTTGGCCGTCCCGCGTGTAAGCGGCAATCCCTTATTATAAGCATATTGATTTGCCGTCGTAAGCGCGATGTTGTTGAGCGCAATAACGCCGTTTTTCTGCGTAGTGAGGATATCATCTAAAGAGGCCATTAGAACCGTCCGTCCTCTTGAAAGCGATAGCGAATGTTCCCAAGCCGCCACCACGTTCCGATATCGTTGCTCTCAATCTGAATTGAAACGAGTCGGCCACGGAAGCGCGGCGTAATGTAATCAATCGCTTGAGTGAGCGTGAAAGGACCATACGCAATCGGCGACTGTCCCGGATAATCTGTGACATAAAACGTCAGCAATACGTTCGCATCTTGAGCCTGATTGTAATAGCCCCACTTCATGTCGGGCCATACTTGGTCAACGAACATTTTTACATCTGCTTCGTTCAAAACAAAATAACCCGTTCTGAAAGAAGACAGCATCGGCTGCCCATCAGCATCTGGAGAAGTTTCGTGCTGATAGATGTATTGATCCGTTGCAGCACCAATTGGTGGTCCGAGAACAGACTCATTAATCCAAGCAGTGCGTCCTAATGTTCCGTAGTCCCACTGATCGAGCGCAATGTTGTATTTCACATAGTTTGTGTTTTCACCATTGCTGCCAATGGTCGGGTAGAACCATGACACTTCGAGAAAACGGCTGTTGGTTGCGATGCGAATGTTATCGACATGATCGCGATCAAGATCTTGGAAAGCCACGTCCCAAATCGGGCAGCGAATTGGCTCAACACCTGCACCCATGGTTTTGAAGAACTGGCTCTGACCCATCCAGAAAACGCCACCGTTCATCGTTCCGGCGGCCTTGCGACCAATCAATCCGCAGTTCGTTCCGATTTCGTTGAACTGATACACATACGGTGGACCGCTGTATTGCATCGCCCAAAGTGCAAGGTCAGTCCAAATCAAGCCCTGTTGTGGTCCCTGAATGCACTGAATGATCTTTGAGCCTTTTGGAATGCGATAAGACCCCGCCTGATTGGTGATCAATGCGTTCCAAACATGATAATTGTTGACATCACACCACCGGATTAACAGTGGATCGTGAATGCCAGTAAATGTTGTGCCCCACGCGATGATTTGGCGTTGAGGCATGGCAATAAAGATGCCGTGGTTCAACACAGGCGCTTCTGGAATCACTTGCGCAACCGGGTCACCAGTTGTCGGGTTCCATACATAGATTGGCCCATTGATTGGATTTGAAACGAGGATTTCGCCCCAGTTATCAAGAGTCCAATCGTCTGCATTAATTGGCGTTCCTTGTCCGGCAATTGGCGGGATACCTGTGCCGTATCCGCCGCCACCATACGGACCAATGCCATATCCAGTTCCGCCGGGCAGCGGGCCGATGCCTTTTTGATAAAGAAAATTGACCTGACCACTGTTTTCAGAGACCGAAAATGACCCACTGATCGTGCCGTTTGCAACATAAGCTGCTGTTACGTTGCTTAAATATGAAACCGAACCTGCCGTCGATGCGTTAACAATCTGGGTTCCATTGTATCCAGCAGGATTAACATTAGCGACAGTGATTGTGCTATTGATCACAAATGTGAGCGCATTTGAATGCGTCAGTGTTGCATTTGTTCCAGTGCCAGACGCTCCTGTAACTGTAACTGTTGAAGCCTGTGTCGTCGCTGAAATGATGAAGTTGTTTGCATCAACGATTTGCTGGATGACATAATTGCCATACAGGGTAACGCCAGCCACCGATGTTGCAATCAAAACTGGGAATGATTGACCCGCAATAAAGTTGTTGTTTGCAAGAGTCACATTGATGAAGTCAGATCCGCTATCCAGAGTAAAAACTGGGACAGCACCGCCATTCGATACTGTTGATGTAGCAAGGTCTGGTTCAAGAAAAATATTAAATGCTTCGATTGTATATGCGTTTGCGCTTAACGCGTTACAACGATATTGGCCAAACAAAACAATGCCGCCGACGCTCACATGAGTGCGAATATCAACGACATCGTAATCACTGATATTGCTGCTGTTATGTGTGATCGTGACAATATTGCTTCCAGCAGTCGTGGAAAAACTGACGGGGACATTAAATTCAGCCGTTTGCGGCGTGATGTCTGTTGCGCCGCCAGATTGAATAACCTGCAACGTCCCGCCACCACCCGCCGGAGCGCCTTCTGCGCCAACAGCAAGGTATGAATTCGAATTGGTATCTTCCCATGCCCACAAAGCGCGCACGGTTGAACCGACTGTGCTGTTAAAAAACTTAGTCCACCCGCCAAGTTTTTGCACAATGCCGCCGAGAGTGCGATCTGGCACAAAGCGGATCAGTTGGCTTTCGGAAATTGCCGCCTCGTTCAGAGCAAGGGTCTTGTTCTGATCAACACCGGGAATAAGTTTGAGAGAGGAATGCGGCATTTATCCCCTCGTCGGTGATGCGACAACTGCTGGCGACTGAGAAGACCACGCGGCCGCCTCAAACTTCTTACGGGCTTCTTCAACCGTCGCGCTCTGCAACAGGGTCTTGTATTGGCTTTCATATGTGACCGCCATTTGCGGATCGTCATTGGCTCGACCGAAGTTGCGCTGATAGCCTGACACATAGATCATAGATGCCATGATGAAGATATCAGGGAAATACAGGCTCAAATAAGTGGTTGTATTTGATGCCGACAGGCTTGCCGGACGAATGGTTCCCACAATTTCGACATAATAGTTCTGATCTGGAACTGGGCCAAAATAGAACAAATTGTCGTTGAAAGGGGCAAAGTAAGTCGGCATTCCTCGATTGGCAGCAGAATTATTGCCATAAACGATATCCAAATACTCTTTGGTCGTAGGCAAACACGAATTGCGCGTTGCTGCTGCTGCATCAGGGTCTGTTTGCCCGGCTGGCGTAATGATGTTGATCTGTTCACTTACGACAAGAGTGCCTTCCGGAATGGAGAGACTGCGCGTTCCGGCCGTCACTGCATAACCCGTAATCGAAGTCGATGTCTGCAAAAGGTCCAGATCGCGGTAAATCCGGTTTTCAGCGTAAGTGATCATTTGAGGCAGAATTTCGACAAACGCAGGATTAGTTTCCTCAACAACCGCCAAGGTCGCAATCTGCGTGACATATTGGGAATAGGTAAGACCCGTGGTCATTTGCGCCGTTCCTGCCTTTGATCAGGTGCAATATACCGCATTAATCGTTTGCGGGATACTGTTTGCGATCCAATTCGAAGTGTGGTCCGTCTTTAAATGTTTTCCAGTCGCCGCCCCAGACAATAGGAATATTCAACTGAAAAGCCGCGCCCTTCATGGCCGAGGCAATCCGGCTATAGAGCGGCCAATCCCATCGGATATTGTCGCCGCTCGTGTAATCGCCAGAGCCATCCATATCGACAAACGCCGCAACATCGACCGCATGGCCAGTCAGATGGCGAGAACGAAGCGTAGTCGATGCCCCTGCCGCAACCAGTTTTTTCTGCCGCTCAATGGTCCGAAGACCTTCTGTGACGATGAAAGACTGATCTGAAATTTCCGCAGCACGAATGACAACCGCGACAAGATCAGGATGAACGCCTTCTAGGCGTTTGAGGGAGCGAACATCAAGACTCATAACCGTGCCACCCCTTTAATTTTTTCATAAGTGCGAAGACCGCCGAGGCCGAGGAGAGCAATGGCCAGTTCAAAAAGACCGCCGTCGATCCCTGATCGTGTCGGCAATCCCTGCACATGGAAAACTGAGCCAAGGAAAAACAGGGCCGGATAGAGAATGTAGTGCCACCCATAACCGACAGCACAAATCCAAAGCAGGGCAGGGCGAGCGCCGGACACCCAAAGATTAGGGTTTGCAGCCTCTGCCTTGTTGATCTCCATCTGGCCGATGTCCCACGCGCTCAAAGAATCGCGCAGTTCTTTTTCGGCCTGAATCTTCGCTTCTGGATCAGGGATAAACTTGTCGAGAACCTTAATCCCTGCGCCTATTGCGTCAGCAATGCCAAAAGCCATCACTTGTCCGCCTTCCCGTCAAGTTTGTCGTAAATCCGTTGAAACATGGTCTCGATGTGATCCATGCGCTTATCGAGATCGACCCTCAAAACATATTCTTTTGGCAGATTTGTTTCGATTTGATGCAAATCAGTTCTCAATTCTTTGACTGCACCCCAAACTTCACGCGCAAACCATCCGCCGATACCGAATGCGGCCAAAATCCCGTAATTAAAGATGGTTTGCATTTCCATTTTAGGCCGCCTCTTGATTTAAGGACTGATCAGTTCCTTCGACAAAACGAAGGTTTGCTTGGAGGCGCGCATCATCCGGTTCTTTTTCAACCGCAAGGCGGGCCTGTTTGATGGACTCATCTTTGAGCCCCATGTGCCACGCGGCAATTGAGGCAAGATCATGAGGCTGCGCGCCCCACACTGCCGGATCGACCGTGTAAACAAACTGACGATTCACAATCTTGAGAGCGCGGTCGGCCGCCGCATAACATTCTGGCCAACGCTGCTGACGATAATAAAGAAGAGCCAATTCGCACCACGGCTCTCGGGTGTTCGGCGCTTCGAATGCGGCTTTCTGAAATGCCTTTTCGGCCTCAGTCACATTGCCCAATTCACTGTAGCATCGACCCATCACGCGATATGCATAGCAACGCTCATTCGGCCAATCTGCTCTGCGGAGCCCAAGATAGCGATTGCACTCCGCTATGGACTGTTCCCACATCCGGTGGAATGAAAGTTCGCGGGCATAATAAAAAGCATTGCGCGGGCAATTCGGGTCTTCCTCCACCGAGATGCGAAGCAAATCCAAATACTGGCCACGAGACTTTGTCGGATCAGGCTTGTGGACCACCAAAAGCATATCGGTGTCAGCCCAAACTTCTTCGATCCGTCCATCATGCACCGGATATTCATGGCACGGGTGATGCCAATAATACCCATGACGAGCATGAATTTTTTCGTATTTGAAAGCGATACCAGCGCCCCAATCGAACATATATCGAAGACGCGTTGTTTCACCCAACTTCCAAACGCGCTCAATTTCTTCGCGCCAGTTCGGCTGCAATTCCTCATCAAGGTCAAGACTTACGCAAACATCGAAGTCCCTCGGGATAAGAGCAAGCGCAGCGTTTCGAGCATGATCAAAGCGCCAAGGCGTGATGCAAATGTGATGCACAATCGCGCCATTGCCCTCTGCAAGTTGCACTGTTCTATCAGTGCTTCCAGTGTCCGCAATGAAGATTGCATCAGCGTCTCGTGCAGCGTTGCAGAAGCGCTCTACGAATTGCTCTTCATTTTTGCTGATCGCATATACGCATATGCGCAACTTTCTCTCTGCCATTTGATCCCCCATCATATGACAACCCAACGTGAGCCGGACGGAACGGTAACTGTAATGCCGGAATTAACCGTCACAGGGCCCGCCGTCATGGCATTTGAATTTGCAGTGATCGTGTAATTGGTCGTGATCGTCTTGCCGTTCTCGTAGAAGATCTTGTCAGTTCCTCCTCCGGTGGGCATGCCCGAGCCGCTGCTTCCAGCCGGACCAGTTGGCCCCGTTGGCCCCGCCGCAGTTGATGCCGCACCAGTTGGGCCTGTTGGGCCCGTCGGACCATTGGTCCCCGCAGTTCCGGTTGGGCCCGTTGGGCCTGTAGGACCAGCAACAGTCGAAGCTGCGCCTGTAGGCCCCGTAGGACCAGTAGGCCCGGTCGATCCTGCTGAGCCCGCGGTTCCTGTCGGACCCGTTGGCCCCGTAGGCCCTGTCGATCCGGCCGAGCCAGCAGTTCCTGTCGGACCCGTAGGTCCGGTTGGTCCTGCATTCCCAGCAGTTCCTTGAGTGCCTGTCGGTCCTGTAGGCCCTGTAGGGCCAGTTGCACCCGTTGTTCCGGCGGTTCCGGTTGGCCCCGTTGGACCCGTCGGGCCAACATTACCTTGGATACCTTGAGGCCCAGTCGGACCCGTTGGCCCAGTCGGACCTGTGACACCCTGAATACCTTGTGTTCCTGTAGGACCAGTAGGCCCTGTCGGGCCAACAATTCCTTGCGGGCCTGTAGGTCCGGTTGGTCCCGTTGGTCCCGTTACACCCTGAATACCCTGAGCCCCAGTTGGACCTGTTGGGCCAGTCGGGCCTTGGATACCCTGTGGCCCGGTCGGGCCTGTTGGGCCTGTCGGGCCAGTTACACCTTGCACACCCTGTGTTCCGGTTGGACCTGTCGGACCAGTTGGGCCTTGGATTCCCTGCGGACCCGTCGGACCAGTTGGACCCGTCGGACCTTGCGCGCCCGTCGGACCAGAAACACCGTTTACGAGAGCCAAAAAGATCGAAAGATTGTTGGCAAACCCTGTTGTTCCCGTTCCTCCGGATGCAGAAAGGGTGACAGGAAATGTCGTAAACGCGGTTGCAGTATTGGCGTTTGTAACCGTTGGCGTTCCGTTGATTGTCCAGTTTTGATAATTGCCGCTTGTAGATTCGTCCTGAATAAGGATTGTTTCTGTTTCAGTCAGCAACGCCAAGAACACGTCAATATCAATGTTGTCACTTGTCAAATGACTGACATTGAGGCTTGTCGCGGTGTTTTGGGTCGCATTGTTCCATAAGACATAACCATCACCCGGATAACCGGATGTGACGGTGGTGTTGGCTTTGTATCTAAACAGGTTCGATGACGTTCCTGCTGGACCAGTGGGCCCCGTCGGACCTGCAACCGTTGACGCAGCACCAGTGGGCCCGGTCGGGCCTGTTGGGCCAACAGGGCCCGTCGGGCCTGTCGGACCCGTAGGACCAGTCACACCCTGAATACCCTGCGGGCCTGTCGGACCTGTAGGCCCAGTTGGGCCTGTTACGCCCTGAATACCCTGCGCTCCAGTAGGACCAGTCGGACCTGTCGGCCCCGTCACACCTTGAATACCCTGTATTCCAGTCGGGCCCGTAGGGCCTGTTGGACCTGTGCCTCCAGTTGGTCCGGTAGGCCCAGTAGGTCCGGTCGGGCCTGTTACCCCTTGAATTCCTTGTGCGCCAGTAGGGCCCGTCGGGCCAGTAGGGCCCGTTGGCCCGATAGCACCAGTCGATCCTGTTGGGCCTGTGGGGCCTGTAGGTCCGGTTGCGCCAGTAGCGCCCGTCGATCCGGTCGGCCCAGTAGGACCAGTCGGACCCGTAGGGCCTGTTACGCCTTGGATGCCTTGCGCGCCCGTTGGGCCTGTTGGACCCGTCGGACCTGTGACACCTTGGACACCCTGACTGCCCGTAGGCCCTGTGGGCCCAGTCGGACCTGTGGGTCCGGTTGGTCCCGCTACAGTTGAATCAGCGCCAGTTGGTCCGGTTGGGCCAACATCACCAGTCGGACCCGTTGGTCCTACTGGACCCGGATCGCCTTGAGGGCCAATCGGTCCTGTGATGCTTTGACCTTGCGCACCAGTTGCTCCAGTAGGGCCTGTCGGGCCAATACCGCCTTGGCCGCCCGTCGGACCCGTTGGGCCAGCCTGTAACCCTGCAATCTGTGCAGACGTGACGCGAACAGATACCCCCGCCTGAACAGCCTCTAACTGCTCAGTGCCATTTAGCGATATCGCCGCCGGAAGATTGGGGATCTGCTTATTGGCCATGTCACACCGATGTTATGGTCTGCCAAGCAGAACCCGTATAGACGCACAATTTGCCCAAATCTGTATCAAAAACCAACCACCCAGCGCTTGCTGACAAAGCATTTTTTTGCGCCGTCGTGTAGTTTGGAGCCTTCACAACAGTTGCTGTATTTGCAATCGCGCCCGTCGTTGTCCGGCAGGATGTCCCCGCTTGAACAATTTCAACCTGCTCCGAGCCGCTGAGGCTGATCGCAACAGGAAGATTCGGGATCTGGATATTACTTGCGTAACGAGGCATCAGAGCGGTCCTGTTCTTGGAATTTCATCGAAGCCGCGCGGCACAGACGGATCATTGATCACATATCCACCGGACGTATAAGCGCCCGAGAACGTCGATCCATCCAAATCAATCTGCGTTTCGTTCACGACCGTTATATACCAATTGCCATCAGCATCAGAGACACCGCCAACTTCCTGCACGATCACGGCTTGGCCTGTGATGTAGCCATTTGTGTTGCCGATTGTCAGACGCACGGCTCCAGAGCCATTATCGACAGCGCCAGTCACAAAGCGGAAATTGACCGCATTCGGGTCTGTTCCCGGCAATTGATTGTTGCTTCCCAAAGCAGCGCCCGTCTGTTGCGTTACGCGCTTGTCCACGGTTGGATCGCTGTCGTCTGAAGTCACGCGGACATCGCCTCGAGGAACTGGAATACCCGTGTATGGGTCAACAGTGTTGTATCCCGAAATCTGACGATAGTCGGTCGAGTCCCACAGATACGGTTCGACGCGCGGATTGATAATCGGCGTTGGGTCCGCCGGAAGGACGATGGCGCGCAACTGATTTTGCGGCGTATCATAGCAAGTGTCGCACACAAGAATGCGCTTGTTGATCAGGCTTGCACCCGCCCAATCATACTGCCACTTCAAATTCTGATGGTTATACCAGAGCGCGCAACGATCACAGACACCAAAAGCGCGAGGATTTCTCGCGCTGGTTCTCGCCCGACCTGATCTGGAAGCGTAACCCATTCACGCCTCCTTACCGGAAATAACCTGAAATTTGCGGCGAGATGTATTGGTTTGCTGTCTCCACGTTTTGATCTGATGCGATGCGATACGCCTCATCCGCAAACGGCTGAAGAATGCCGACCTTCTCTGTTGCCCAAATCATCGCAAGACGTTGAGCAAGTCCATATGCAAATGCTTCAAGCCACAGATAAGGAACTTCGACGCTTTGCCCGTTTGCAAAACCTGAGTCCTGCAATCGACGAACGCGATAGTATTTCAGTTCTTGCGGTCCATTGTCCGTGTTCGGGACTGGCCACAATGTCACCGTCGGCGCGATCAAACGATCAAACCAAAACACAGTCGGATAGCCGGACTGCTCTTTGTTTGGATATGACGCATATTCAGTGCGGCTGATTGGAAGGATGATGCGGTCGATATTCGCGCCGGAATCATCATTCGTCATGTATGCATCAAGGATCATCACCGTGCTTGGATCGACACTGAATGTCGATACTTCGTTCGGCGCTTCGCATATTCCGCCGGAAACGAATGCTCCGGTTGCGGTTGATGCAAATGAAACACTTCCCGGACTTGATGCAACAACGATATGGCTGCCGTTATATGTCGATGGGTTCATACCCGAGACAATGATCGTCGTTCCCACAGTGTAAACTGGAGTGTTGACCGATGCATAAGTCAGCGTTGCAACTGCACCTGTTCCAGAAGCGCCCGTGATTGGAACTTCTTGAGCAAGTGGCACAACAACTTTATCGACAGCCCAAAGATTAACGC